AACTTTTTCTCCACCTATAACAACAACTTTAATATTTTGATCATTACAAATGTTTATAAATTCATCAGTATTCCATACCAATACATGATGACCAAAATGATCATTGCCTATAAAAATTAAATCAAGTCCATTTGCATCAGATGGATGTTTTATTAATTTAACATCACCATATATGTTCTTTATGGCATAATAATAGTTCTCAATTACTATGCTTCTTTCCCAATCCATATAACATATTATACCAACTTTCATATTGTCTCCTTAAAAAATTCTATGTAGTTTTTCCAATATGAAAATTTTAATTTTTCCATATTATATTGTGTATTTTTCATTTCTTCCAATTTTTGTTTAAGGAATGCTTCTGTTACTTCATTCCAATCATTAACAAAAATAACAGGAAGATCAGTAAACATCTTTTCTAATCCATGATATCTTTTCATAACTGGATAACGATTTAGATATAGAACTTCCCAACTTCGATGACAATCTAATCCATTTCCTCTTGGACATATAACAAAATGGTGATCCTTAATATCATCACAAAATGCATGATAGTTTGAATGATTTGGTGGTCTAACAGTAGCCCATGACTGACGACTAAAATAGTCATATGCTGGTTGTCTATCTGGCTTCCATGTATTAACATTACAATTTAAATATACTAATCTGGATGGAACATTTTCTGTTCTTGATTTTTCTTGTAGTATTAATTTTCTTTGTGGTTGACCAGTTATGTAATCATTTTCCAATCCAATTGGAAGAGGAAAAACTCTATCATCCACACACATAATATTTTGCCCAAACCAATATTTACAATTTGGAAAATTACCGACAAGATCACAATTTACAGGAGTATCACCATTATGGGTTATTATAATAGTAGAGTCGTTTGGAATTGTTCTCTTTACAAACTCAACATCGGGATTATTGGAATAACTAAACCCAGATTTTCCTGTAAAATATTCTTTAAATTTATCGCCCCAGATATATTCATCATATTGTATCATTTTAATATCCTCTCTGCCATTGTTGAGAACTTAGTATGTGGTATCCTTGATTTCTTAATGTTGTTATATCATGTTGTGTTGGAATATGTTTAATATCTTTAACTCGTATAGCACCAACATTAATTGTCTTATAATTTTTATATTTAATCATATAGTTTCCATATAAATCATCTGATGCAAATCCAGACCAAGCATTCAGATCTAATGAATGCAATATTGCTTCATCCCATCTTTTACCATTTTTGGCTTCTATAAAGCTTCTAAGTTCTCTCATGTAAGTTCTATTTAAAACCATATTATGATTGATGAACGAAATACCAGATGTGGTTGGTTCTCCCATCAGTGTTTCATAGTTTTTTCTATAGTCTTCATGATATTCACCAGTATACGCTCTTGCATATGGGAATACATTTGTTTGTGTGATATTTACATAAGGATTTTGTAAAAATACTATATCCGAATCACATGTTAAATAATCTTCGGATAAATCGGGTATTATTTGATCAGTTCCCACTTCTAATAATTGTTGATAAATCCATCCAGCTCTATCAAAATATTTACCACCAGAATTTTTCCAATATGACTTTATCTGTTCCACTGAAAGAATATTTTTAATTTCTTTTTCGTTTATAAAATTTGTATTTGGTATATTTGGATTTTCAGATGTTATAAGGAATATTCTTTTAATTTCCATAACATCTCTCAAAGAATTGCAACATGTTTCTACTGTGGCTTTATCTTTTGGATGGAAGGGTATTATTGCATCATTTAATATCATATAAATTTTCCTGTCAATTTAGAATGTATGTGTAGATTATTTATCTTAATTTTATTACCATTCCAAACCACGAATGGATTATTATTTTCCATAATAACTTGTATCGAATTTTCTTTTATTTTTTTACCAATTTCTTGAAAAACAGAAAACCATCCTGGTTTTGATTGTGGATCATGAACTGCTGGAAGTCCCCCTATATACTGACCATATGAAGAAGGATCAAATACAGAATTAAAATGATTAAAATTATTAGTATATCGTTCTGTAGTACTACCAGTTGGTAAAATTGGTATCATTTCACATCCGGGATATACTCCCAGTATTCTCATTTCAGTTGGATACCCTTGATATTTGTTTCTTAATGTTTCAGATGGTAATGCATATTCTTGTTTGAATAGATCTGTAATTTTTGTAATTCCTGGTACATCCTTTATGAATGTCATACCCATAACAACTTCGTCATGTGAATGTGCTGTTATTGCGAATCCATTATATTTTTGAGACATTAATTCAATTATTTTTTCTGGATTTTCATACAACAACACATCATTATCGAAAGTAAGAACATTACTTAAATTTCTATCTTCCATTAATTTTTTTATATAAAATAATCTAAAAGAAGATCCTCTCCACATATGATCTTCTTTATTGAAATAATTTAAATCCTTTAACCATTGAAATTCTGAATATTGATTAGTGTTTATTGTTATAACACCTTCTCTTTCATATGCAGAATCAGTTAAAAGATAAATTGGTATATTTGAGTATTGTTTTATTTTTGTTATACAATCTTTTAAATGATTTGGTATTGGTGTATTTGTGTGATATAAAATTATAGACATTAGATTACCTCTGGTTTTTGAACCAATATCCATGTTTGTACTGGTACTTCTGGGTCATTTTTGACTATTTTATTTTCATCCATTATTTTGAATATATCCGGCCAATATACATCTTTATACATTAGTTCTAGATATTTTTTATTTCCCCAATAACCAACTTCTTTTATATCAAATCCTGCAAGTTTACATAATACTGCAAGACCCATTGGTGTAAATCCAGAAAAATGAAATGGTGTATCGTGTGGTATACTAAGAATAGGAACTGCTGTGTATAAAAATCCACCCGGTTTTAATATTGAATAAAGATTTTTCATGCAGACTAATGGATTATATAAATGTTCTAATGTATGATTAAATAATACAAAATCAAAATCATTTCCAATTTTATTTGAATTTATTGTATGTAAATCATTATCCTTATTTGTTTCATAATCTGAAAAATATTTTTCCGTATAATGAATATATGGTAATTCAAAATCTTTTTTATATGTGTAAAATAATTTGTTACCAATATCAAATCCATATTTTTTAGACCATTCTCTAAATTCTAAAACAGAAAATAATCTTGGACAATCTCGCTTACTCCATTGTTGTAAATCAAGATCAATAGTTTTCATATCTGAATATTTTGTAAAATAATTTTCAGGTTTTACAACATGAGTAGTGTATATTTCTTGTATTTCTTCTTCTGTTAAGTATTCCATATTACCTCTATTTTATTCCAATTTGATAATGCATAATTTTGATGTATTTTGCATGATAAACTTTTATCAAACAGTCCTGTCCATTTATCTGGTAAATATACTGTGCTGGTTTGATTCAGAAAAGCCCCCCACCAACTGAAAGAACTATTAGCAACAATATTAATATCACACATACTCATAAGACACAGGGATTTGAATTCATCAGCATCAATGAACTCCATGTGTTTTAAATTAAAATTATTACGACACCATTCAAGATCGTCAGAAAAAATTAAATAAAGATTTTCAGAACCAATTTTATTGAATGCTTCATTATAATAATTTGATTTTGTTAAATTGCCCCACACATGCTCTGCTATCATATAATCACCTCTTCGTATATGAACAGATACTATTGGCATATTGTATTTATTTTTTAAATCCCTAATCTTCTGAATAGCATATGAACTATGTTCATTTTTAAATTTTAAAAAGTTAATATATTCAGTTCTACAATTATTATAATAACTTAAATTTTGAAAATATCCATCATATATTGTTCCCAGTTGTTGTTCATAAACTTCTGGATAAAATTCATAAGGACATCCATAATTTTTTCTAATTAAATGTTCACCATTTGATGGTATATAATCCACATCAAAGCAATTCCAAAATTGATGTGAAAACCCAGTTCCTCGTTTTAAATAAAATTCCTGACCAGTTTTATGTTTTATTGAAAATAATAATCCACATTGAAATAACTGATTTCCCAATCTACCACCACCAAAATTATGCATAGTGTTTGCTATCATTATATTATTCCATTGACCAATCTATCAATATCAGATTTATATGAAGAATATGGTCTTGGGCAATGAGCATCGATATAATGTTCTGATTTGACACCATCATATGACCAACTATTCCAATACTGTCTATCTACTCTTAAACTACATGTATCTCTTGGTTTGTTGCCATGTCTTGTAGTTAATACAAATCTACTTTTATCTGGAAACAAATTCACCATTTTATTACAATGTTGCTCATCAGCACCCCAATGCATCATGAGTTCTGTTTGATTTTGTGGAACATGGTGATAAGTACATTCTGTCCATTTTATTTGTTTTAAAAATTCCTCATAAGTATCAGGTAAATTTAATATTTCTTTAAAAGTATTACCAGTTGCTACATTATAACAGCAGGGAAAAAGACCTATTGCTTTGGCATTCATGTTTACAAATTTATCATTTGGAATAGATTGTAATGAATCTATAAAATATTTTTTAGATATTGGAAGCATATCTATATCAGAAGTTATCCATGTTGCATTTAAATTATTTATTGGATACCAATATCTAGAACACTGTGCTTGTATATGCAATGGTATGTCTGATACAGGATTAAAATGGACAACTTTTCCATACTCTTCTGTTGGTTTTATTGATGAATCACCAACAAGAAATAATATTGGGGTTATATTAAATTTTATTTTCCATATTTTAGATACAATTGGCCAAAAGTCCAAATAATATGGATTTGTAGTGGAACTCATTATTGCATAATCTATTTTCATTATTATATTTGCCTTTGATATTCAACAAACAGTTCTTGATTTATACTTGCTGGAAATTGTGGTCGTCCAATAAATTGACCATGCTCATCATTATATAGAATCGAAATAATCCAGTTATTTGTCCTGTCGTTATGAAAATTATTATCATCATGAACAATCATATCATTTATAAACGCATCATATACCTTATCAGTTAAAAATACTTCATCCATTGCTAAGTGGTGTTTATTATTTCTAATGTAATCTTTTGTTATTGTTTGTAATGAATGTAATTTGTTTGTTCTTTTAATACCAAACATACCAGCCTGTATTTTATTCTTATGGTGGGGGTGATCTCTCATTATGTGAAGAGATTTATCACTGTTTAACCATTCATTAACAGCAGATACTTCTCTTTCAGTTATATGACTATCAATATCCCTTGAGATAAAAACATCACAATCATCATAAGCAAAAAATCTCCACAATCTTCTAGAGTGACCTGAACCATTTTGCAATATCAGTTCAACATTCTCTTTTTGTTTTAATAGATTTAATACACTTGGTGGAACTGAATTGTCATAATAAATTCTACATTTCCAATCAGGATAAAACTTTTTACACAAATCTGCATTTACCAATGCATTAACAGTATATCGTTGACTATTACCAAATAATGAAAATGATACTATTTTTTTCATATTAATTCTTTTATCTTGTTGTAAATTAAATCATCTGCGCCCATAAACAATTTTATTGTTTCTAAGTTATTCTTGACAGAAGTTATTTTTGAATAATACAAATCTGGAGTTAGTGTAGAAATATCAAAACTATCATTTAAAATAATAATTCCATTTGAATCAAAATGATTACTTATTTTTTCAGTTCCATAATATACAGGAATAGTTCCAGTTGCAAAACAGTCTGTTACTTTTTCTGTAAAATAAGTATTATATTTGTAATTTTCTATAGTTATACTGAACATGTAATCATTTAATGCTTCTGCTTTACTTTTATGGTGATAATGTTCTGTTCCGGATATACCAATTTTTTTACTACCAAATATACCACCATATAAATCTACTGAATTTTTAAATTTTTCAGCCAATTGTATTCTCTGTATATGTCCTTCTGTGCTTTGATTGGGAGAAGCAAGTAATGAAACTAATTTTGTTTTATTATATATTTTTTGATCTTGATATGGTGTCCACGGTAAATTACTACCAGAATAACAAAATTCAAATAAATTAGTATCCAATTCGATGAGGGTTTCATCACATGTAAAAATTTTATTGTATGAATTTTTATATTTAATTAAATTGTTTTTAATATCATTAAATATATTTTGTTTAACAATTTTAGATTCACAGAACCAACCAAACTTATTTTTTGTTTTTACCTCGTTTGCTCCCCGTAATAAGCCATTGTCAATATAAACTTCTGCTATACCGGAATCTTTAGACCATTTAAAGTTTTTAGGTGGATTACTACCACTTGAAGAATATTCTATTTTAAATGGTGCACCTATTGCTTTTAACATATTAAATCTCACATGGCATAACTTCTCGATAGAACATTCTATCGAGTCTTATTGATTCTAAAAATTCTTGATTTGGTCTTATATTTGATTTATGGTTATGATAACACTTGAATGTTAGTGATGGATTTTTAACTTTATACCCTGCCTGTTCTGCATGATATGGTATTGTATTATCATTACCAGGAACACCAAAATAGAAATTGCAATTTTGCATATTACATTTTCCCTTCCAACACCAGACATCTTGTGACCATTTTCCAAATCCCATAGTAAATGGTTTATGGTATTCTCTTCTAGAAATACAATAAAAATCAGTATCTGTTATTTTATTTTTTAAATTATTAAAATCTTCTGTAAAAATTATATCATTATTTGCAACACATGATATACCATCTTCTGATATATAATCTCTAGAAAGATCAAATAACATTTGAAATGAGCATCGTTCATCTCTAGAAATACAAACAACTTTATTATTTTTTCCAATCGGATGATTAATTAAATGTTCTAGAGTTTCTTTTGGTGCTATTGCATAAATTTTATCAATACAACTTAATGAGCAATTTTTTTCTATTGCTTCAAATACTTCTATATTTCTTTGATCATCTTTAAAATAAAAATACTCAATAAAAAGATTCATAATATTTTTCCTTCTGCTTGCCTACGATTTATTACTTGTCTGGTATATTCCCTTTTACCATCCGTTTTGGAAAGAATGATTGTAACTTTTGAATCTGCTCTTACTGAACATACTGTATCGGGTAAAGATTTTCTTTTTTCTTTTGGTTGACCATACCATAGATCCTTTAAAACAGGATGATCTAATTCTGGTACATCAACTGCACAACCAGTTAACCACGAATTTATAAAGGAACGAGAACCATCTGTATTATTAAAATAAATTAAAGCACTTTCTGGGCAACCATTTGATTTTTCCACACATGCTATATCCACATCCAATTGATCCATCTCTATTGGTAGAGAATGAACTTCTGAATCTGCATCAATCCATATTACTGGTTCTTGAAATTTATTTAAACAATCTAGTATGAATTTTGGCTTTCTTAAGCAATTCAATGCGTAACTACCAAGACTTGGTAATTGTTCTGCATGAATTCTACCACCAAAACTTTCTATTTTATTTTTTAATTTTTTTGCTGATTCTGAATAAAATGTATTTTGTGAAATATCAGAATAATAAGTTACAAATAATGTTTTCATCGTATAGTTCCTTTTAATCTTCTACTAGCCTGTGTATGTTCTATCACTATTGGTTTTTGCTCTTCAAACCATTTACAGTCAAATACTTTACAATATGATTGATTGAAGAAATATGTTTTTAAACCAGATTTATCATGTATATCCCAAACCTTTTGTAAACTTTGTTGTTCCCATATAGTAGGATTTGATTGACTCTGTTTTTTCCAATCATCAATAAGATTGAAACATTTATCTGTGTAATTAAAAAACATAGTACCACCTGCAAGTGCTTCATCTCCTCTATCAGTACCCCAGGGTCTTAGATGTGTGTTTCTTGGTTGATTCCAAACATTAGGAATAAAATAAGCACCAAAATCACATTCATACAATTCCTTTGAATCAAATATTGTTGGATGTGATCTATATCTACCATCAGCATCTATCCATAAAACAGGTTGTTTATGTAAATATAAAGCATCCTGAATTACTTCTGCTTTCATGGTACAATTATGAACCCATGATCCTTTACTTTTCTTTTCATATGAATAAAATGGTAAATTGAATAATTTACAGGTTTCTTCTAACTGTCTTGCTTCTTCTTTATATTCTGGGGTATAAAAAGTAATAGTGACGGGGTACATTATTTTCTATCCACTTTCTGCATCACTGATGCTAAATCATGTAAAACCACTGCTTTATCTCTTCCGTGTAATCTATCTATCTGACAATAAGTTCGTGGAAACCATTCGGTAGTTGGTTGCACATCTGCCCACGCTTGCTGTAAACTCCATTGATCCCATGATCTTGTCATTGATTTGGATAATTCCAGCCACCTCTCAACCATTCTTATTGTACTTTTACATTTACGAAACAGCATAGTACCAGAATTAAACCACATCAATTCTGTTTGAATTGGCCAATTCTTTGGAAGTTCTATTTCT